TCTTTTCTGAAATACCTCTGGATTGCAGTCTTCCGGCTGATCCTTCAAGTTGTACATGATGCACGTGATGATTGTGAGAAACGGTGGAGTCAGCAAATGTGTGATAACCACACTTGTGACAGTGTTGGTGGCCGTCTGAATACTCGCTATTAGCGTCAGACGAGCCACACTCTGGACACGGTATGTGCCTTACAAATTCAGACTCATGTGAGCCATTTAATTGGTATGCTTGCAAAAGAACACCAGGGTATGTTTAATTTTTCGCAGTATTTAGCGTAAGTAGTCTTTGATTTCTTGCTGATCGTATTGAAGGGTGCCTGAAAAACCATGCGAAGATCAAGCTCAGGATGTTGTTGCTTGACTGTCTTGATCTTGCGCCTGTCTGCTGCATCCCAATATCCTTTACATTCTAAGATTACGCCGTTAGGAAGTACGAAATCAGGAGTATAGACATGAGATATAACATAATTGACCTTGGTAGATTCATATTCATATTTGACACCCAAATCAACTAGAAGGTCAGCTACCCGCTCCTCAAGACCAGAGCGGAAAGCCATTAGAAGTCGTCATCACTTTCCTGCACATCGTGAGGAATGACATTCGGTTCTGACGCCTTGTATCCAGCAGTCGTTCCAAACAGTTCGGCTACGTCTTCAGTAGACATATCGCCAACATCGACACCAGCCGAGCCATTGACGGATACGACCTGGACAGCCTTCAGCTTGAGGCTCGACCCATAAGTCACGCCATCCTTCAGGATGTATGGCTTTTGGTAAAAGGCCAGCTTGACCTTGCTGCCTGAATAAATAGGAACTGACACATCCGTGATCGGTGTGCCTTCCGTGTCAACAATCGGTGGCTTGGCTTCTTCTTTCCAAGCAAACTTAACTTTGTACTTACCTTCAGACACTTCTTCCCAGGGTTCAGGTCTAAGAACTGACCTCTTTGGGTTCTTAAGCTTCGACTCAGCCCATTTCAGTGTCTCTACTCTGTCATCTTCGAGCTGGTCAACAATGTCCTGACCAACAATGGCAGACAAAGAGTATCCATACTGAGACGGTTTCATCACAGCTTGATATCCTTCAAGGATTACAGGCTGTTCGGTTACAAATGTGTTTCGGGTCATTAACAGAAAAAATAGGTGGATTCAATTACTGACTCAGGATTAAGAGTGCCAATAATCGGTGGTTCGGATTCAGCTCCGATCTGTTCAGCCCATGACTTCAGATAGTCATGTTCCGCAAATAAGTGCATGTATGTCTCACGAACAAGGGTTGAAAGAACAGACATGTCAGTAGCACGACATAAAACCGAGTCGTGTATGAGGGAAATCGGAGCGTTAAAGCGTAGTGCAGATAAGCAGAGGTGGCTGGAGTCAAGGGAATGAATCAGATTGGGTGCAGTTGCATTTTTATGGTGTGATTTATCGACTTCGTTCTTATCACCAGTAGCAATGAAGATGTTGCAATTGCCTAGAAGTTGCAATTCAATTCTTTGAATCTGTTTCTTCATGAGCTTCTGAGTGACAACAAACCCAGATGGTGTAACCCATGTAAGTTCTTTTACACCTCTGTCTATGGCTTTGCTTACCTCTGACTCAATCCATTTCATGACCCTCATGGGGCCAGGAACGATCTCGTCCATTGCAGCTCTGACACCTTTGACAATTTCAGTTAGCTCTTCATTACTAACTTCAACCTTTTTATCTTTCAAAGCATCACGAATGTAGCCTCTATTACTGTATGGCTTAGCATTGTATGGAATGGTAAGACACGTGCGTTTTGTACATTTTCTATCCCAATAAGGTTTGATCTTGTCAGGAATAGAGTCAATACTGGCTTCAGCTACAACTTTGTACGCATCTTGTGGTTTATCACCAGGAAGAACATTAACTAGTTTTGCTGTACTTGCATCTCTAGCCAAACCTGCCAAGATTTGGAGTCCAGAGCAGGTGGCATCTACGGCCACAGGGAGAGTTGTGTAGTTTCTATCGCACAAAATACAGGTGTGATAGAACTCATCACATGCACATAAAAACTGCCAGGGCTCGTCCATACTTTCCCAAGTGGAAAGGTTTCCGATGGGGTCAGTAGCAACAGCCTCGATGAGCCAAAGGTTATCTTTGACCCATTTCTGTCTGTCCTCCATGGTGTCTTTATCCATACCCGCTGTCGTTGCCACAGAAAATGCCAGCCATCCTTCCGCTTCAGGTGTCATCAATGCTTGTTGATGAAATTTTAAGAGTGATTTACCGAAGTCCGTATCTTGTGGTGTCAAGAATGCAGGAATTGGGTAAACCCTACCCCTGTAATCAAATGACCATGGAATGTAGAACTTCTCGTACTTTTCAAATACATCAACAGCATTCATTGTCATACGTGTACGACATGAACGTTTAAACTGCTGTGCATTGACATTCATGACCTCTGCAGCCCTCCTACGGTAATCCTTGCGAGATTCCGCATTGTCTGCGATGTCTACAGGCTTGGGTGGTAGAGGTGTTTCAACAACAGGGATAAACTTACCAACCGCAATCCCCCTCTCCATCAACGTCCTTGCAACGTCAACAATGAAGGGATTGAGGGTGTATGCAACCTTCTGAATGTGGTTCAGAAAATTGACCGGCAGTTTTCCCTGTATAAGGTGCGGATCGCTCCTACGGACCATAAAATGAGCCCTCATCACCTCATTGAGGATGTAGCCGCCACCTGTTCCGTCAGGCTGCCAGTCATTGGGTTCGACGATCATGGGCCAAGCAATTGGGCTGAATAACTCAGCCGTGGCCATTACCTGATCCTTGATGGCCATGAATTCAGGTGTTGGCACTACGTAAAGAGGTGTCTTGCGACCCTCCTGACGTTTTTCTGTCATGAACCAACCGCTGGCTTGGCAGATGCAGTCCAATAGCCAGCCGCCGAGCTTGACCCTGTTGGCTATGCCCCAAGGTTTCCAGAGGGGTACGTCATAACGCTTCATCAGCGTTTTGATGATTGTGACCTTTTGTTCTGTTCCGCAGGACTGGTGCCAGTAGTTCTCCTGCAGGACGTGCAGAAGGCCAGGCACCTCGGCTTCGTAGTGGCGCATCATGCACTCGTTTTCAAGTGCAGTACCGATTGCATTCGTGACAGTGGATACCTTGTTTGCCTTTGGTTTGGTACTGAAAACCTTGTCGAAAGTAATTTTTGATGCCAACACAGCAGCAGATTCTGCATCCAGTGGTTTTAAGAACTGGTGGATTTCTGCAAATGCTGCACCTGTTTTTCCCTCATGTATGCGGTTGTCAGTCTCATTGATCTGTCTCACTACTAGTGGAACAAGCTCTTGAATCGACGCGACACCGTAAACACTGGCACTGGCATAGCTCTTGTCTTCGAGCTTTGATGTATTGGAGTGAAGGTTCTCCAATCCTCGTTTGATTTGTTCACGCTCAAGCTTAATTTGAGCACCGATATCAGCAAATAAAGTCACTGAGAATGCGCGTTAGAACTGGGATGTAGATATCTTCCTTAGTGGAACAGTCCAAAAAGAAGAAAGGCCAGGCGATTTGCCCAGCCTTGTGTAAAATGATTTCCTAAGTGAAACTTAGTTGCAACCAGAACCTGAAACTAGCGCGTCTACCAATTCCGCCACATCCGCGTGGTCGTAGCAATGGATTCCAGCGATTCAACAGTTGTGAGACTGAGAAGAATGGAGTGCCATTGCGTGAAGCAAGTGTAGCAGGAAGGGGTGGTAGTCACGCCTAGATCGCCTTTTCGTGTTCGATTAGGTGATCGACCAGGCCGTTGAACCAATCAGAGTGTTTCACCGATTCGTTCTTGGCACCGGAATCAAGTTCCATGCTCTCAATGAGCTTGGTTGCGACCAAGTAGGTCGCGTGGTCCATTGTCTCCAAGGTGTTGTTGATACTCGTCAATTCTACGGATAAGGGTTAACATGGTCAATAGATCAAATGGCACTCATAGCCTGCCTTGAGGCGGTAGGCGTATTCTTTGCATAGCGCAAAGTTGTCTCAATCCTTTTGTGCCCTAATAGCTCCATAATTGTTCGCATCGGTGTACCTGCTTCCACATGCCACGTTGCAAACGAATGACGCAAGCTATGAAACACTAAGGATTCATCACAGCCTGTATATTTCCGTACCTTTTTAAAGGCACGAAGGAGTTGATCTTTATCGGCCCATTCATCACCAAATACCCTTACATTTGGATTTGCGTATTCCAAACGCTCGGAAAGTATTAGTGTGATTCGTTGATGAATCGGAATGGCTCGATAGTTACCAGGCTTTGTGCGCTGATCAGGACGACCACCGACGTGGATTAACCCATCGCCAATGTCAATGTCCCGTGCCTTGATCTTGAGGATTTCGCCTTGGCGCATCCCTGTATAAGATGCTACAGCGATGATGTCCGCTAGGTCTTTTCGTCCATACGGGTCAAGGCTGGCGTGAATTAAACGTTCAACACGGTCTTTGGAGAACCATGTCAGACGAACCTCGTCCTCTTTACGTCTTGTGAAGACTGGTGGAGCGTTGCAAAGCTCACGCCTTGCACAGTGGTGAAGAACTGTGGAGACAGCGGAGACGACACGATTGATGGTCGCGTCACTCTTACCTTCATCCTCCAGCTCGATCGCAAGGTCTTCCATGACCTTGACGTTGATGCGGTCACAAGGAAACGAGAGTCCTTGATGTCGGGTGAAATGGCCGCAGTTGATGATCGCAGGCTTACGCCCTGATCCATTACGCCACGTCGAACGTGTTCGCAATGTTTCTTCTACGGCTTGACCCCAAGTAAAAGGATTAGCCATAAATGATTGATTTCATTTGTTGAGCTAACTGCTTGCCACGCGGCGTGAGTGTGAGGATTTGAAGCCTCCTGTTGGTTTCGTCCCTTTCTTTAGTGATAAGGTTCAAACCTTCAGCAACTCGACCAGGGCGGCCAGTACTAAGGATGTCTGTGTTGCGACTTGAAGAAGCAGCAGTAAGACCAAGAGCCTCAGCCATTGCATTGGCGTGGCAACCATCATGCGATGCCACATAAAGGAAGCAACTGACGACCTGGCCTGGCATCTCACGATCCAGCAGGCGAATCAGCTCAAAGGCGTTATGGATTAACTCCAAGCGCCCGTCTGTGCATTGGGTACGTAGTGGGTCCACCGTCCTTGATAGTGTGGGACACCACTACTTTAGCGCAATAGATGCGCTTAGTGCATAGTTGCAGCCATTAGCACTATTTATTCAAGTGTTGGCTGTTGGCCTCCTGAATTGCTTCCTTGAGAGAATATGCCTTGCTTCCAGGTTGGTATGTACCAGCTAGCACGATTTGCTGTACTTGTTGATCTTCTAATGCTCTTTTAACAAAATCCTCACGTACACATTGGTAAATCCACTCTCCCATGTTTTCACCCTTAAGTGCACAAACACTTTTGAGCAAAGCATGGCATTCATCCGCCATGGAGAAGTTAATTCGTTTCAAAAAGTTCCATGAGGATAATCGTTATCACTGTATCGATGCGAACATAAGCAAATGTATCGAGGGCTACGAAACGTCGTCACACATTTGATCGTGTATCAATTGCATTAATTCATCTTTATGGGGATGCAACAAAATCTCTTCTTGCAAGGTATCGCAAAGAAAATTAAAGCTCTGCATCGTCATGGTCTTGAGGCTTGGGTCCGACGTAATGTTGCGCGTCATGGGTGACTACTGTGAACTCGTGTGTTTTGGTGTTTAAAAGCTGGACAATCTTGTTATCTGCTGCACTTTTTCGCTTGTAAACGTGTTCTTTGACCTTTTTTGTAGCGAGGTCAGTTGTGCGAATAATGCAATTAACGCTGCTAGGTAACTCCCACCCTGCAACCTTCCAATCCATCACTTCCAAATAGGTGTGAGGTAAGAACATGTCAGGGTCAGCGTCGTAATACTCCCGCCAGTTATTCGGGAAGTAAGGCTTCTTCTTCTTGCCACTCATCTGTTAGACATATGTTAATAAGTTGAGAATTTCTATCTCCGGCCAACTCCAAAGCAGAATATGCAGCCTGCATAGAGTTACGAGCGAGGATGTAGATGGTTTCTACATTTCCCCCACTAGATAGAGTCACGTTATATTCACGTAGTGGGTGAGCGTGAAGACTTACGTCTTCGTGCTGGTCTTGGTTTTGGTGAGGTGGGCTGGACATTGAAACTCTCCCGAGTAAGAAGTTCTTGATAAATTGGAGCCCATTTGTGATCGTCTGGCATGTAATGAAGCCAGCAGTGGATGGCGTTGCGTACATGCCAATCGTCATCGAGTGATTTTGCTTTAGTCATTGAGAGGAATTACTTGTGCAACACGTTCATAACCACATGCAAGAGCTTCACCCTTGCACCGTGCCTCCATGTGGCTCCTTGCTGTGACGTATTCAACGCCAACACAATTAGAAAGGGCACCCACAATGGGCACCCCTCCATAGGTGTAGAGGATTTGATACCTCATCAACCTTTCATCACCTCTTTATCAGACTTCTTTGCTTCTGCTTTTTTTACAAGGTTGTCGCCGTATTCGTCTTGTTTCTTGTTGAGAGAAGCAATACGTTCAGTCAGTACATCCCACTGAACAGCGAGATTAGCGACCTTGATACATTTCTGTATCATGGACTTTTCAATTTCCTCACCTGCATTGTGGTAAGTCCAGAACCAACCCTCTCCTTCCATGCCGGTTAAGTTGTCAAGGAATTTATCAGTTTTGTCTGATGTATCTTCAAACTCAGAGGACTTGCTTCTGACTAAATCCATTGCATGGTTGAGTTGGCAGATCTCACGCATGGCAACGCATTGCTTGCCGTTGATCTTGCGCTTTTCTTGCCATGTGTCCCTGATATCAGTTGAGAATTGCTGATACTTAGGGTCTGCCTGCTTGAGAGCGTGCTTTTGTGTGTAGTCCATGATGATATAAACCATGCTCAGTGCATGGCAATGAACGCCAAGGGAATTGAACCCCTGTTAAACAACCATGTGCGCTCGGTGTGACTGATGCAGCCGCTCACGCGCTGACACTGCTCTGGCCATAGTCACCTTGGCGAGTAACGCGACATGTCCAGAAAGTGTGTACATGACGTTGACCATGATCAAACTTGTATCCCGCATGTGGATCTGCGGCCTTGCGACCTTGCGACCTTGCAAGGTGAGTGTGAACGACAAAAAAAAGAGGACCGAAGTCCTCATTTATCAACCCTCGTAAAGGTCAAAGAACTCAACGAGTTTGTCGAATTGCATTCTCAACCAGTGACGCTTCTTGCCTGTGATTGAGTAGTGAACTGCTGCCTCGTTAAAGTGAAACAATGCATAGAGTTCCCAATACTTACGACCAAACAGTTGTGAATAACTGTAATTAAATTCGGCCATACATGCATTGCGAATCATGTTGTAGTCGTTGATGTTGAAGCCGCCAGGCTTGCCAAACAGCATTGGGGAAGCAGTCATGATGAATAGATAAGTGAATGAATTAGTTTGTGTTACTTAAGCCGGTTTGATTTGATCGATGGTTGCATCAAACGGGACAGGATTGCTGTCATCTCGTCTTGCTGCTTGGAATGCTTCGACAGCATCCCCCGCGTCCGTTGCTTCGACAATGTCAGTCCAGCCAAACCGGCCCAGTGATGTTTGCCAAGTGATGCGAAAGTCCATAGTGGTAAAGCTTACGAAAGTGGAAAGATCAGCGTTTTGAATATCCGCTGAATTGATTAGCCTTGCGGCGTTCACGTATTGCCTTGCCCATAGCAGAACCTTTTGGTTGAGTGCCATGCACTAATAAAGCAAACGGACCATCAGCGAAGCAGTGAGAATCGTCATGGTCAACACTTAAACCAGCGTCAATCGCTTCTTGCTCGTTAGCAAATACTTTTGCAAACCTAGGAAAGTGGCCAGCATCAATCAAGTGATCGAACTTGCCACCATAACTAGCAGTAAGAAAGAAATTACTAGGCAGTGCTACATCCATGAATAAATCCAAGGACTTCGAATAGCAATAGAACTTTAAATCTGGGTTCAGGTTTGCAACTTCAATCCATGCCTTGAGATAGCCTGGACTGAAAAAGTCGCCAGACTCATGAATTCTTACTAGCTTGTGGTTTTTCTTTCTGTAATGCTGCAGACTGTTGTTGATTAACTCAGTCAGCGAGTGGCGTGATTGTGATCCAATCACATGTCCTGTGATGCATTGCATGATCAGCTCAAGATTGTGTGCTCTTGAGTTGTATACAGCATCATATTGCACCTCACTTGATGCAGCAAAACAGCGGAAGATTGTGTCTTTACCGTCTTGAATAGAACGCTTGCCGTTGTTATCAACAACCGCGAAAGCTTTGCAGAACACAGCACCTGGGCACGTCTTGCCAGCAGGCAAACTCAGAATCAGTCTTGATTTGAGCTTAGCGTTACCTTGTGAAAACTTGAGAAGATCAGTCATGAACATATTCACAGAGTGTTTGTGTCTTTAATGCACAGTCGTTAGCTGTCACTTGATAAGTGAGATCAGCGGCGACCATTGCACACATGACAATGAGATACCACTTGACAATTGATTTTTCTGTTCGTGTCATCGTGAAACCTCCACAATTCTGTAATCTTTGTTAGTCCACGTGTTCATATAAAACGTGAACTGTTCAACGGCGATGTCCCAACTAGTAGCGTTGGGATAAGTGATGTACTGCCATTTGTTGTTGTGTAGCACTTGAACTCTGTAGGCCATGGGATCCTATCCTTTGTGAGATCCTCTGCTGAGTGCAAAGGTGGGTGAAATAAAAAGGGTTCTGCCTCGACCACTTGCCAACCTATCTCCGCTGTCATCGCGGCGTCGGGAACTACCCTACTGATTGGTTCGGTGGAGGCCGGAAGGAGTGGAGCTATGTGTGCTCTTCGCTTCCGATGACCATACATTACCATCATGCAACGATGGCGCAACGGTAATCATATACAGCATGCAACAACAATTGATACATGGTGATGCT